GGGTCCACCAAAATCCACGGATATGAAAGAATATCGATCACTCGGATACCGATTCCCACATTTGGAGAATTAGCGAAAAGAGTATTGACCGGTGCTGAGAAGAAATTTGATTTTCATCAGCGAACTTTCCATGATTCGTGGACTCAATGGGTTCACTCATTCAAAGTGGACTACCGAAAGACTTCTGAGGGCCCAATTTGGGATCCCTTAATTGAAGAAGTTAACCCAAAGATAATGGATCATTGTGATTCAATATCATTGGATTTTCCGATTAATCCACCTAAAAGTCAGCCGCGCGTAAAAGCGCATGCCATTCCTGAACCATTAAAGGTCCGGATGATCACCTTAGGAGAGGTTGACACGAAAGTGCTTCAACCTTTCCAAAAGGCTCTCTGGGCTGGATTAGGGAGGTGTCCCCAATTCTGTCTGACGAATGGAGTGAAAGATCTTGAAGATTTTGCAGAGGAGACTCTTCCTTGGATTTACCGAATAGAAGAGGTTATAAAACGGATTCTGGAGAAAGGAGATATTCTAGAAGATGAGCCAGTTTGGTTGAGCGGAGATTATACCGCTGCCACTGACAATTTCCCTATGTGGGCCACTGAGGCTCTATTAGAGGGACTGTTGGACTGTATCGACCATGAACCTACAAAAAAGTGGGCTCGTTGGGAGGTCAGTTCTCATCTGATAGATTACCCTGGATGTTCTGGTGTGCAAACATCAGGACAACTTATGGGTTCCCTTCTCTCTTTTCCTTTACTCTGCTTGTTGAACGATTTTGTGATGCAAGAAAGTGGTTTTGATCCAAAGACCTACTTAGTCAATGGAGACGATGTCGTAGCGAGATCTTCTCGAGCGAAAATCAACACATGGAAGGAGCTTGCTCCTCGTGTTGGTTTATCTTTATCGCTTGGGAAGAATTTTATCGATCCGGATTTCTGTACCGTAAACTCCCAATTATTCTTTAAAGGGAAGGTACGTCATACCGGAAAAGTAGCACTCGCTAGACGGTGGGGAACAACGATAGACTACTGTTATTCTGAAGCTCAATTTTATTGGGGGGCAACCCCCGAGCTGATGGAAAACTTCCTCTCAAGAAATTGGAAGGAATTGAGTCTAACTCCCCGTAGTCTCCATTATTCGAAGGAACATGGAGGTTTAGGTCTTGTAGATGTACGGAGTTCTCATGGACTTAAAGTGGACCAACGCCTTGCCAAAGAGGTGTATCTATATGATACGATCTCTAGGTTTGGAAAGGTTCATCGAATTCCAAATGCCCCCTTCTCGTTTGTTGCTTTCCCATTAATACGGGGAGAAACATCGCAGAAAGAGGAAGGAGAACATCCATCAGTACGTTTATTTAATCGGTTTCTTAGTTTAGGAGCGCTGGAAAGCGAACCACTTGAGAAATTTTCCGATTTAACACACAAGACCTTTGCTAGTTGGAAATCCCGTTTTCTTAAGGATTCTCCACAAGCAACTTCCGATTTGTTCCGACATCTCACAAAAGAAGGAAGGTTCGAC